GCCCTACAAGATCGCTTGGCGAAGCTCGAACAGACCCGAGAAACAAGAGAAGAGGTCAATGCCAGGACCAACATGGTCAAGGAGCGGGCCAAAACTAGGGCTAAAGAGATCGTGGAGGAGATTCAAAAGATCCCCGCCGACGATCCCGAGCGATCGGCCAAGATTTATGAACGGCTGTTTGAAACCGTCTACTCCGATCAGGAGGAGACCGCGCAGGAGATCAGCCGTCGTACATCGAGCGAGGTCTACCACGATACCCAGACTCAGGAACAGCAGCGGGCCGAAGCTCGCAAGCAGACGCTTGCGCTGTTGGAAGAGGAAGGGCTTGGGGAAGAGACCTTTGATCTTGTTGAAGCCTTGGCGATTCGCCAGGGGAGAGTTGACCCAGGCTGGTTTAAGCGCACGCCTGCGGAAAACCAAATCCCTGAACTGGTCAAGATGGTGAAGGACCGCATGATTAAAACGACACGAAATAGCCAGGAATTCCGAGAGGACAAACGGCGCCATCGGGAGCCGATGGATGGCGTCATTGGGGAAGGTTCTCGCGGCAACCGCTCGCGGCGTGACGCAGACGACGACCGGCCGGAAGGCCCGGGCTCGATCTTGGCCGACCTGGCCAAGCTCAAGCAGAGTCAGCGGCGCAATACGCAAGTGATGCTGCGACAGACCGAGCGATAACCCGTTCTCTTGCCCCCTGGCCTAGCAAGGAGAGGCCATTATGTCAGGAAATTTTCAGTGGACCCCCGATATTAGCTCCGGTGTCTCGCGCAACCATGCGCTGAGTGCGGAGTTGCGATTCGCCAGCATCGCGGAAACGCTGGTGGTGCAGTTTGCCCGCCCTGAGCCGGGATTCGGCGCACACATGGGCGATACGGTCACGATTCAGCGGATCCGGAACATTGCCGAGCCGACGTCGGCGGTCCTATCCCAGTCTGGGAAGGTGCCGATCGACCCGATGGCCATGTCCACACGTTCCATTACTGTCACGGAGTTCGGGCGTGGCGTGGGCTACACCCGCCAGGTGCAGCTTCTGAACAAGTTCGACATTGAGAACGCGATTCAGAAGTCGCTCAAGAAGCAGATGAAGCTGACCATGGACACCGTGGCCGGCACCGCGATCAAGGGCGGACAGATTCGGTTCGCTCCGACCAGCGGCATCGGCGGCACGTTCACAACCGATGGCGGATCCACGTCGGCCACCGGCACGAACAACATGACCGTGGCGCACATCAAGATCATCCGGGACTACATGCGGAAAGACCTGCATGTGGATCCGTACCAGGGACAAGTCTACATGGTCCTGGCCTCTACGAAGGCCTGCCGGGGCGTCAAGGATGACCCCGAGTTCCATGCCTGGCGTCAATACCTGCGCCCTGGCGACGTGTTCTACAACGCGGAAATCGGTGAAGTAGAGAAGTGCCGCTTCATCGAAATTGACCATGACAACGTGCTCTCGGAAGTGGGCACGTCCAGCGCGGTCGGTGAAGCCGTGTTCTTCGGTGACGACATTCTGGCCCTTGCGGAAGTCGAAGCCCCTGAACTCCTGGCCGGTATCCCTGGCGACTTCGGCCGGCAACGGTCGGTGGCCTGGTACGGCATCTTGGGATTTGCCAACACCTGGGGCGATTCGGCTAACGATGGCGAAGCGCGTTCGGTCTACGTGACCTCTTCATAGTCCATCCGGACATGAAGCGGCCACCGACCACTTACTTTTGACGGAGGAGCAAGCATGAGACTGTATAACTTCAATCGGTTGTGGAACTGGGTGAAACGCACCCCGTTCGGGAAGATGGTTCAGCGGGAGTGCGATCTCCCGTTGGCGATGGACATTCACCGCGGCGTTCAGTTTGCCCCCTCCATGGCGAAGGCCTTGGGGATGGGCTTGCTGGTCCAGCCGCTCCCGCTCCTCAAGGGCGGACTCTACGGCACGGAAAGCCGCCGCTGGTTGCAGCCGGACATTGCTGGAGTCATGGACTTCAGCGGCACCGGCTCTGAAGGCCAGTTCAACGTGTTCGATTGGTTCCTGGTCGATGTGGTCGGCTTTACCTTCGGGATTGCTGGCACCACGACTCCGGCCAAGGTCGATTTCGACCTCTACCCGGGCATCAATGCGACGGGCACATTGGAAGCCGCCAACCTGGACGGCACCAACGGCACCGTGACCGCGTTGAACGCGACGACCGCGCAGGCGATCGGGGCCGTGAACTGGAAGAATCTATCCGATACCGGCCCTGTGCTGGTGAAGCCTGGATACAGCATCGACGTTGATGTGGCGACGGCTTGCACAGCCGGATCCTCGGCGCTCGCGTTTGTGCTCGGGTATCCGAAGGCGGAAATCTTCGAGAACCTCACGGCCGGATACGAAGGCACCTAATTTTAACCTTGGCATGACAGGGGGCGAAGTCTCTTCGCCTCCTGATTCATGGGAAGGAGTCTCCAATGCCTGGAATGTATGTCAGAGATTCATACCTCTACAACCGATCTCGGAACGGCAAGTTTGCCGGGATGGAAGTACAGGTACCTGGGAAAGTGCATTTTGTAGTGCCGACCACGGCCTACGATGCGGACTATGCCGTGTCAACCGCGGCCCAGTGGGCTCGGGAAAACAATGGCTACGTCTACGATTCGGTGAAGCTGGCCCTCGATGCCTGCGTCGATGGGCGTGGCGATGCGATTGTGCCGTTACCTGGCACGCATACGGTCTCTACGGCTTCGTTAGCGATGAGCAAAACGGGCGTGAAGATCATCGGGCCAGAGGTCTGGATGGGGCTGGAAGTGTATAAGCCCTCTGCCATCCTCACAACCTCTATCGCGGGCGATGAAATCATGAACGTGACGGCGCCGGATTGCGGCATCATCGGCATGACGATTGTGCCGATTACCCAGTCAGATGCCCTCGATCTGTCTGCCGCGGCAGACGGCTTCATCATGGACCGCTGCTTTGTGGATCTCTTCACCCCTGCGGTGCATACCAGCACCATCGGGATCACGCTGGCGGCTGCAGAGAACATCACGATCAGGCGCACGAAGTTTGTGAGTGATGGAGCACAAGGCAATGCCATCGTGGCGACTGGAGCAATTCAATCGCTCATCGAGGATTGCCTCATCTACAACACGGCCGGCACCTGGGCCTCCGCGATTATCTGCGGAGCCGCGACAACCGGATTGTGGATCGTGCGGAATCACATCCTCTCCTACGGCACGGCCCTCACGGCTGGCGTCAACGGCACCGGAGCGACGATTGCCTCCGGCGTCCAGTGTATCAGCAACCAATTCGGCTCACTTGTCACGGTCCCAGTCGATAACTTCGACGCGGGCGAGTGCGAGTTGTCCGAGAATTACCAACTCGGCGTTGGGGCTACAGACGGTGGGGCGTTGATCGTCGCCATCACCTAGAGCCTGACCCGATGAGGACGCAGCCGGGAGGGTTCATCTCTCCCGGCACCCCCTCAAGAAAGGACGTTATGCAACGGTTAGCGGGAGATTTCTTAGTCAGGCGGACAGTGAAAGTGTACGGCCAGGGTGGAGCCGTGACCGAGTTATACGAATTGCCGAACGGCCAATGGCAGTTTGGCAAGGGGCGGGATGCCGTGGTGGTGCGCTCGCTCGATCAGGTCTCAGCATTGGATGAATCCACAAAGAAGGACGTGGAGGCCTGGCTTGAGCGCACAAAGCACCGGCCGGCGCCGGAACCGATTCAGCAGGGGCAGACTCCCCTTCTAGCAGGAGAGACCGTCAAGGACCGTCTGAGCCAGGCCATCAACAACATGCCGAACGAAATTGCCGCTCGGTTGCTTTTGGCCGTCGAGCAAACCCTTGGGCCGGTAGCAGATTCCCTCAAGCAGTCGGCGCCGATCAACCATCACAGCGACGGCTACGGCCAGGATATGGGCATGCCCGCTCCGGCCTCAGTCGATGCCGGAGGGTTCTCGCTTCCTGCAGGGGCCCGCTGGGCGAACCCCAACAACCCAGCTTCCGGTTATCTCATGCCCGACATGGAAGTACGGGATGAAAAGGGGAACCCCACGACTCGCTGGCATCCGACACCGGACTTCCATGCGGTGACGGAACAGCCTGAACCGGTCCCGATTGCGGATACCGCTCCGCTCAAGGTGCATGTGCCGGATGACATTGAAAAGGAAATCGCACAGGAACGCAGAAGCCGCGGGACTTCGGATCTGGTCGGCGCAGGGCGCCGGTCTCGCCGTCGATAAACGTGTGAACCAAAGGAGTGCCGATGAACTTCCTCTACGAGTCCGTCAGTAAAGCGTTTTCAACCAAGTTTCTGACGAGTCAAGCGGATTCGCTGGTGCTGGCGACTCGCCCATCGAACAGTTACGGCTCACGCTTCGTGTTGGGGGAGTTCAACGTACACAACCGATCGGGCTCTTCCTGCATGGTTGGAATCGGAGGCCGGTTGCCAGTGAGCCTCTGGAGTGCTGGGCTTTGGGATGACTCAGCCTATGCGGCTGGAACGGTCTATGCCGACGATACGACCGATTGGCAGGACTCAGGAACCGGAGACTTCGCACTTGGCACACAAAGCGTCAACGATGACGGGTTTCTCATTTCCTGTTCAGTGCCCTTCAGTATTGTCTCTCTTGTCGTAGGCACGGCCGCCTCTGGAGGATCGCCAGCCTTCTCGCTGCATTACTCCATCAATTCAGCTGGCAACGGCTTCTCGAGCAACTACGGCACGATCAGCAATCCCTATGTCGCGCCGCTCTTTACCTCGACGGGCGAACAGTTGATTTGGTTCGAACCGCCGACCGATTGGGCGGCCGTGACGTCAACCACGGCAGTCGCCAACAAGCATGGGGCAACGGTCCCTTCAGGCTACGCGATCCTCGTCAAGCAGACGACGGCCGGCAGCGTCTCTCCTGGGCTGGGGAATATCGCAGTAGTCGGCCGGATGATGATGACGACGGAAGGCGTAACGGATAACGACATTCTCAGCAATATCGGAGGGCGTGAGATTGCACTCCCCCCTCAGTGTGATGCGATCTGTGCCGCAATCAGCACCGCCAACAGTCAGAACCGT